GAATGGTCATCAACGGATGCCATAGGTGGTTGATAGGGGGCATTAGTAACAATTGAAAATAACTGTAATGCATTTTTATATTCAGCGTCCTGATCTGCATCATCTTCAGCGGTGACACAATGAAGTGGTGAGTATCCATTCCAAAATTCCTCAGGATCAGTTGGTATAACATAACGTACACGATCTGCTGGGACATCTGGAAACATAAACTTTGCAACTGCTGATGATAGGGTTGACTTACCAATTTGTGAATCACCGTAAATCGTTAAACTGAAAGGACATTCACGTATAACACCACATTTTTGTATGGCACAGAAACTATCGTATAATTTATCAAATTTGCGTAGTTGTTCACGCAAAAGTGAAAATTCTCCTGAATTATCTCGTGCGAAAGGTGCCATATCTTTGACTAAATCGTGAGCGCCAAGATACAAAACATTAAATTCTTTTGATAATTCGCGACTAAAATAAATTTTATCCAAATCAAGAGTTAAAAAGAAATCGATACGATCGAGTATCTTAGAATATTTATCAATTAAACGTTCGTAAAAAAGGTGTTCGGGTATAAAACTAGTAGCCCATGCCTTAACCATTTCTGGTAGCATTTTAAAAATAGATGATAATACTGCAATAACGTTCTTTGAAAAGGGAACGGATAAATTTGTTACTTTCATATATTCCATCATACGATTAACATTGGGTTTATCGGGAATCTGCTGTAGTGCAATTGTACCGGTTAAAACGACAACTAAGGTTTGAATAATGTCGTCAATTCCTTGAGCAACAGCTGTACGCAACATCGAAAAATAGGTGTTAAATAAATTAATAGCCACTGACATTGCATTGGGTATAAAAAGTCGTAAAAGTCTCGACATATAAGTAATCCAACGCAATCGTGACACACGAGTAAAGTCTGGTAAATCTGAAATAAAATCTATGAAAATTTCGATAATATCCATAGTAATATCTTTGGACATAAGTCCAGCAGTCTCAGTTGTTCGTTCTAGAAAACTACGGACAAAACTAACAAAAGAATCGGTTAGTCCTGCCATTTTATCTACGCAGAAAGAAACATTTTGTGAAGTATCGGCAATACCTTTAACAGATTGATGTATTTGCGATGGTAAGTCGATAGTGGATTTGACAGATCTAGATAAAAGCTCTAAATATGAAAGGTCTTCCACATTACCTTGGGAAATGGGAAGCATATAATGGTACATAGCTTCTCCAAGCGGTATATAATCTCTAATAAATGGTAACATTTCGTCATTAAAATCGCATGGTGTGATACCATGTGAAAGCAAGGTTGAATTAAATTGATAATTGACAAAACTGTAGAGAGTTTGAGAGTCGGAAAGTGCGCGACCACCGACTGTGCGATCGATATCATCGATCATATTAAGTAGTATGACGTAATCATCGTTTGTGTATTCGCGGACACCTACGTTTTTACTTGCATTGATTCCTCGAGAATCAAGAAGTCGTGTTACATTGTAATAGTACAATTTGCAAAGTAGCCTAACAATAGAATACGGTTCATAACTATCAAAAAGCTCATCAACAATTTTCACCAAAACAGGGTTACACATTTTATTGACAAGATCGCTTCTCATGAAGAGAGGGTTATATTCGAAGTTGAAGATTTGTTTGTACTGAGTAGTGTCGTGATTGCCATTTGCCACGTAATACGTAACAATCTTATTGCTAATTCTAATGTAGTTATCATAGTTCGTATTTGTAGACAAAGAACTACATCCGAAATTATTCTGTTTATGAATTCCATCGTTGTCTTGCAGATTGTATCGTAATAACATTGTAATACATTTTCGCATGTCTTCAGGAAAACGTTCGATAAACACGTTACTACTGCCCTCGTCACTCGAGGGACTATCTGATGTGCTTGTATTGTTGGTATGAAAAGCATCGTACAGATTAAAATTTTCATTAATATTAATATTGATTTGTTTGTTTGTTTGTTTGTCTCCATTCATATTACACATTGATTGTTTGTTCTCCCATGTGGACCTCCGTTATTTTACACTAAGTTGGTTCTACCACATATAGCGCGCTTTTGGCGAACGGCCTTCACGTTAAAGAATCCTCAGAACATTAGGGGATACTCAATTAAAATCAGAGCCCAACAGCTATTATAGTTTAAAGACTAACATAATCAAAAATACATATATCGCTCACAATTAAGTGGTCATAGACGCTAGAAATATATGCAAGATCATAGAGGTTAGTAAGTAGGTCTGCTAAAGCACACGAACCGACGTTAAAATATAAAATTTGAGTATGGTTAATAAAATAAAACTCTTAAATTAAAATTGGCATCTGCTTACACGGCAGAGTTGCAAAACGTGTTTTGACTAGGTTAAATAGAGGGGAACGAATTCCAAAGTATCATGTAAATCACTGTCACTTCTTT